CCGCACCCAGCGAGATCGCGGGGGTGTAGGCCGTTGCCGAGGACGAGTTGCCAACGGAGACATCGGCAGCCGAAGCGTCAGTCGACGCATTCGCGTAGACCTCCACCTTGATCAGCCGAGCCCGCTCGGGCAGGCGAGCGATGTAGATGTCGTCGCCGTTGTTGACGTCATTGGCCTCAAGGTCCACTTGTTCAATGAACGTGCGAAGCTTGTGGCCGACCTGGCCCGCATCCAGCTTGGTCCCGTCCGAAGGCGGGGCCGAGAGGATGTTGGTCATGTTAGTTCCGTAGAAGGTAGCCATAGGTGTTACTCACTTTCTATTAGCTGGTCTGAGGGGTTTCTTCGCAACGAAGCTGAACGATCTCGGTCTCGTCGAGGCGAGAAGCGTTGCCAGCGAAGTAAGTGACGATCTGCAACGAGTGGTTCTTGTCGGCACGGCGGTCCATTTCGACCGTCATGTTCTTGCCGATAGCCATCCCCATCGCGTTCTTCGTGTAGGCATAGCACTCACGGAAGCCGTGGCTGCCGAGAACGAGGGCGGTGGTCTTCACGAACTGGAACCCGTAGAAGCTGGGCATCTCGCCGTTCTGGTAAGCCTTCCACGCCATCCGGTCTGCGGTGGTGAGGTTGGGGTCCAGAATCAGGTCTTGCTCCTGCTGGGGGGTCATGGCGATATACCACGGCTGATCCTGATCAACCTCACGCATCTCAAGGATACGCTTGGCCGCAGCGATCTTGATGATCGACATGCCAGTGCCGGTGGCAGCGAGCTTGCCCATGACGTCGTAGTCGTGATCGACATACAGCTGGTCAGTTGCGTGGTTCGAGCCGGTGTAAGCCGATGGCGACCACGAGATCGTGGTGGAGCCGGTGCGGTCTGACTTGGCATCAGCGGTGAACGCCTCGACGATCAGGTCGTCCTTGCGGCGTGCAATCGCGTAGGCCTGCGACTTGACGTAGGCAGAAGTCAGCGGAACGATGGAGCGATAGTCGTCGGTCCAGTCGTGCAGCTTGCCGACCGAGAAGTCGCGGCTGCCGACCCACCTACGGATGTGCTCTTGGTCACTGATCACCGTGTCCGCGTTGCGGGAAGTGATTTCAACCGACTCGATGGAGCCAAGCTGCTCGAAAGTACATTCGTTGCCGTTCAGCGTCTTGGTCTGAACAGTCTCCGAAAGCTTCGAGCCCTTTCGCTGGGCGAGGAGCCGAACGTTGGTGCCGAATTGCTCGACAAAATGGGTAGGGACAGTAGAAGGCATTGGATAAACTCCAAAAACAGGGGAAAACGATTAGTTCTGTTCTCGGGCGTTTATCCGGTAGACGGGACGCTCTTGCTCGTTTGTGAGCCAGCCAGCCGCTTTGCGGCGTCAGCTCGGGCCTTGCGGTTGCCGAACGCTCAACACCATACGGCCCCGCAAAAGAGACTGTCAACAAAAAACAGCCGCCCCCTCGAGAAAAAGGAGCGGCTGCTACTCAAACGCTGTGTCACCATACAGCGGAGCCGGGCCATCACACCCGACACTATCCTAACACTAGCGGGCCATGCTGTCCATCAGTGCGTCAATTTCACGCTGCTTCTGAAGCCCAACTGGCGTCTCTTGGAGGATGTCATCCATGAACTCCGAGCTGATCTTCTCAATCTCGGCCCTCGCCTCGTCGGGCGTGAAGCCGCCCATCTTGCGGGGCTCGCCGCCCGCACCGTAGACCCTGTCTTGCTCAAACATCCTGCCCGCAGCGGCCAAAGCCTTCACCAGATCGGGCTGACTGTCCAGACCCGTTGCGGATAACGCCTGAGAAAGGCGGTCCCAGTTGGCACCGGCCTTCTCGACCAGCTGCCGCATCGTGTCGTTTGCGAGGTTCACGCGGTTGTCGAACTCGCCACCAAACGCTTCGCGTAGCTCTTGCACGTTGGCCTTACCCGCCTCAACAGAGGCTTGCTGCTGCTCGATGGTCATACCCAAGACATCGTTCACAAGACCGGCCACCTGCCGGTTGTTCAGGCCATACTGGTGCCCCAGCTCCCTGAACCGATCAATCGTGGCCTTGTTCTCTTCCGCACTCACGAGCTCGGCGTGCTCGATGTTCTCGAATTTGTAGTCCTCTGGCTTCTCGGGCCGCCCAAGGCGGTCAAACAACTTGTCCCAGCCCTCGGCGTCGTCCTTCTCTGGAACGCCAACCTTCGAGCTGTTGGACTTTTCCAGCTCAAGGTAGCTCTTCGCAAGGCTGTCCACATCCTTGAACTTCGTCAGGCCGTTGTTGGTCTGCAACTCCTCCCCAAGACCCCCCATCCATTCGGGGCCGGGATCAACGAGTGGCTCGTTATTCCCCAGTGTCTGAGTCGGTTCGTTCGTCGTTTCGTCGCTCATCGGGCTTCCTTTCAAAAGTTATCCGATATCCGGCACGCTCTAGTAAGTCCCGGTACGCGGTGCCCGCACCCATGCGGAACGCCTCGAAGTGGGGGTCCGTGCCGTTGACACCCAAGGGACATTGTAGGCTGTGATCCAGCATCTCGTCGACAAGCCACTGAGCAACCACCCTGCCGGGCTTGCTGGCAAAGAAGGCCTCGAGTGCTTCGTTGACGCTGATTTCATCCATCATTACTGCAAGACGTTGATCGCCTGTGCACCATCTTTAGCCGCCGATGCGATAGCCTGGGCCTGCATCACTTCCTGTTCCTGCTGAGCCTGTTCTTCACGAATCTGCCTCAAAGCGGCGAGCTCTTTGTCCGTTCTGGTCATCTCTTCCGGCAAGGACACCGACTTCGCCAAGCGGCGAGCGGTTCGGTCCGGGTGCACGTTGTCAAGGATCGTCGGATCGCTTTCCGCAACCGCCCCTGCCGCACCCCAGAAGTTCATGAACGCGTTCAACTCGCTCGCACGCTGAGCACTGGCAAGCGGACTCGTGTAGTGAATTTTAAGCCCTCTCGCACGAATGCCCTCGGGAGCTTCGGGGAGCAAGTCAGCTCGCACCGCAAGATCGAAGACTTCGAACACGAGAGGGTCAAGAAGCTCGCTGTAGAGCCGGTTTAGCGTCGGGGCAAAGAGGCCACGCATCTCCTGTTGCCGCTGGATTACCTCCGTCGCGGTCATGCGGTCCTGCATCGGCATCTGGAACATATCGTTGTAGAAGCCCGAGCGGATTCGCCCTTCAATCTCTTGAATCAAAGCGTAGGCCCGGTCTGATCGTGCACCCGTGTTGATAGGCTCGATCCGGCCCATCGAAGAACTGCGGTACACATTCAGGCCCCCGGGCCCCAGTCGAGCGGGTTTGAGGAATCCGCTATCGGGCATTTGGACAGGCGGGTCCGCCTCTTTCATTGCGGTGCTCAACGCCGCCTTGGACAGGGCGTTGCAGTACCGGATGTCTTGGAGGAGAACCATCCCCGGTGACCGGCCATATCTTTCGCCGGACCCCTTACGCCACCGGGGCACCATGTAAGGGTTTCGCTTGAACCCGGACTCCCGAACGATATGTGCGGTGTCTAGGTGAACTGTGACGGAGTACCACGGCATCTTTGTGGCGAGCAGGCTCTCCGAATCGAAGTCTTCGCGGGGGCCGACGCAGTGAACGAACCAGTGCTTGTCCGCCTTCAGCCGCTCGGACTCCGGGTTTTCTCGGAGACGCTGTTGAATTTCAGGCGGGAGGTTCTCCAGACCGAACGCATCAATGGCCTGCCGTAGTGTGTACTCGTACTTCCGGTACACGGTATTGACCATGCCCATGTAGTCTTCGTCAACAAAAGCTCCGGACAGCGGTACGGAACGGAACCGAAGGCCGCCGACGCTGTCGGCAAAGACGACGCCGGTTCCGAATCCCGCGAGGCTTTCATAGCACTCATCCAGTGTCGCGTAGAGGTTCAGGCTCGGGTCGCCCATCAGATCGAGAACGACATCTCGTGCTTGGCTCAGCCAGCGGTCCTCTTCGTTCGAGGTCGCGTGCTGGTGGACGCCGAAGTCAAACCATTTTTGGGACTGGTTCGTGAGAAGTGAGTTGATCCCGCCTACGAGCCGCTCAAGAGCCTCTCCGGGCGTGTTGTTGTAGATGCGTTGGCGACGCTCTTCGCCGGGCGTCCGGGTTCGCGTGAAGTCGCGGTTGGGCAGTACGAACTCAGCGATATCCTGCCAGTGCGTCTCCCAGTTCGCTCGGCTGGCCTCAAGTTCATTAAATCGCTGGACGTAACGCTTGCCGCTCATCACTGGCCTAAAAGACGGTTAGTCGAGACAGAGCCACCCGTGCTTCCCCCAAGGAGGGTATCCTCCCGGCCACGCCGGTTCGCTGCCCGCCGACGCTGATCAACGCGAGACTGAGCAACCTCCGCAGTCGACGCGGTCGGCGTCGGAGGCGGAGCAGAAATCTTCGGCTTCGAGAAGAGGGCGGACATCAGAACATCTCCAAGGGGTTGTAGTTGGACACACTATCGGGCATCTGTTGGGGCGGTGTCAAGGGTTCCGCGAACCTTTTCATCATGACCGCGTAGTGCATGGCAGCCATGATGTCATCGTTCTTCTTCACGATCTGGCCGTCCTTGCGGTGGTACATCCTCAGTTCTCGGAAGAACCGGTCAAGATTACGGAACACTCGAAACCGCCCGGTTCGCATTCGCTCGTTGATTTCCATAACAACCGGCTCAGTATCCTGCCCGCCACCCTTCTCGTTATCGTATCTCGCAGAGAAGCCGAGCATGGATTCAAGTCTATGCTGAACTCTGAACTGCTCCGCAAGGTGAATTCCAGAAGACTTCTCACGCTGTTGTCCATCATGCGGCCACGATACCGGGATCGTGTCGCCCCGCTTCTTGATCGCCTCAACGTGGTACGCGGGCGTTTCACCGATCTGGTCGTAGCAGTCGTAGATGTAGATAACGTCGTTGTCACGGTCCCATGCCATCCAGACGGCAGCGAAAGGGTGGTCGAATCCAAAGTCAATGCCGCATATTCGGGCGAAATGCCGTGGTATTGCGAAAGGGTCACACTTAATCTCCTCTTCGTTGATCGGATAGACGAGGCCGGTGCCGACCATCGGCACGCCCTGTGTACGCGTCTTGCGTTCGTGGGCTGGGATCGAGTTGAGTAGCTGCTCTTTACGCTCGGGCGAGAGGTGCGGGGCGTCATCCCATGTCGCAGAGAACACCTTCACGCCCTTGCCGCCGTCGATGAAGTGGCTGACCACCTCGCCCACGCCTTCGAGCGGGGTGAACGTCAGGTACATGATGCCGTTGCGGGCGATGAGTCGGATCAGGGCTTCGGACCAGACATCCAGCGGCGGCTCTTCGTCCAACCACAGGACATCCATCTTCACGCCCTGCCACTTCCTGCGGCCCTGCTCGTAGGTCATGAAGCCGATCTTGGAGACACCGCCCGACTTGTGCCGGACGACCACCGACTCCGCGACACTGGGGATGCCGCACTGGCGGTAGTTGATCTTGATGATCTTGTCTTTGGGAATCCAGCCGGGCGTATCGGAGTCGCCGATGAGCTCCTTCTGGACAATGTCGCGTGACGACTGGTTCGTCTCCGAGCCGACCCAAACCTCGATGGGTCGCGTGAACCGGTGGCCTTCCCACCATTCGGGGTACGCACCGAGGGCGTGGATCGCGGTCTCGGCACCGCCCGTGCGGGTCTTGCCCACTTGGTTCGCCGCCATGAGGCATCGCTCGACGTAGTGGGCCCCGGCGTTATGGAAGTCGATCTGAAAGGGGTATGGCCCGATGTTGTCAGGGCCAAAGGGCTTGTTGACATCAAAGGGGCGGCTCATCTCCCACGCGAGCTTCTGCTTGACCGCCAGCTCCTTCGCCTTACCCAGTAGGTCGGCGAAACGCTGAAGGTCTTCAGGCGGGATATGGCTCAGGTCT